GGGGATTACCCTGCAATTGTGAGTCATGTCGACTGTTATTGATATTTAGTTCTTGGAAACTAGAAGGCAAACGTAATGGTCACCTTCTAGCGTTCTTCATACAAATACAGTAGCTAGAGCTTCAGGCTTATAATTGTAAGATTTTTCTTAGCAATTTGGCGCATACTTTGGAGTTGCTGCATACTACAGTGCAGCCCTGTTCTCAGGTTCAATACGGTCATGCCGTAGTAGTCCTTAAGGAATTTTAAAATCATCAATGCAACTGAAATATGGCAAACATGGGATACCCCAGTTGAATTGGACTATCAGATCCAATATGATTTTACTATAACTTATTGATACCGAAAGGTACCGTGAATGATTTACATGATGTCATTCGCATCAACACTACGCAGCATCCTGCTGTCGTAGATAGGATTGGTCTCCTTTAATACCTACCATAGGTATAGACCCACACTTCAATTTCTGAATGTATCTAATTAGCAATTAGATCCTCTATGAGGTCAGATATAGTCATGCTATAGCTTATATAGTGGTAATTTAACATCACTACGAATACCGAAAGGTCCGCTAAGGGATTTACATGATGTCCCTAAGCAACAACCCCGTGATTTAACCACCCAGTTGGAAATCATTAACCTCAACTTGTTGAATCGGCCCGAAATCCAGACACTGCTTATGCACACTGGCAAGGAATCCAAGGTCATTGCCCTTGGTACGTTACAACCATATAGTTGATTGTTAGTTCTCACAGGTAAGAACTAAATTTAGGATATTCCTATCAATAACAAATCTGTTCTCTTCGATATATGGTTATCAAGAGGAGAGACTACCTTAAATGGAAAAACAAAGAAGGTAGGGGATTGCCTTAGCCCCGTTTGAATGTCTTTGTTTGTAGCTCCTGATTCCTGTGACCTGAAAGGCTCAGTACCTCACCCTGAGTACGAAAGTTAGAGACGCAGCCCACAACATTATCCGAATAACATTTTTGTCCTAGTTCCGACAGATCAAGGAGGACCAAATACCCCAGTGATGGGAAGACGCTCCGCTAGAAAGATCGCTATCCGTTCTATGATGGACATATGTGAAAAGAGACGGTTGTGCCTGTATGGGCTCTATCGGCTAGTTTGGATCCATGCCACATCCTACTAGTATATCTTGCAATGAAACAGAAACGTTAAAGAGAAGAAGTTATTATCCCACTTTTATACCAACTTACAATCCAAAACCAACTTTTAAATCATGATTATTATGACTAACAATGGGTTCAATCGTAAGGAATTTGGTGGCATTAACAGCAGCATTTTACCAGAATATTTCGAGCGCGCAAATATAACAACACATAAAAAGAATCGCGCCTTAAAACTAATTGCATTTAATTTACATAATAACTATAAAAATTACATCGAACTGATATCTGCTTTTGATAAATACATGGATAATAAAACACAAAAACAAAAGGAGTATATTGCACCACCAACAATGGTGAAATTACGCTTCAAATTGCTCGCCAAACGGCGTTACACTCAAGCACTCAAAAAAGAGTTGCTTACCGCTATTCCTGGGGTCGAGTTTCAGAGCCGAGTCTCTGATCAGATCGCAGAAGTTATGAACCAGTTTAAAATTATTACAACCGACCCATTAAAACTGGACATGCTGGAAAGGGTGGAAAAACTTATGTATTTGAGCTTTACACTCTTAACAGCAAGAGACAATGTTGAACGCCTCAAGCACATTGGAAGTTATCTTGTGTATACTTCCAATGGTAGTGTCTTGAGAAAAGGTCAAAAATTTGTCGAAAATCTCGTTCAAAATTTATTTCCAGCCGAGGAACCCGAATTTCAAAGTAGTGCTCTACGAGAGGCACTTGATAACTGGGATCGTGCCAATGAATCTTCATTGGCTACGAAACTTCGTGCTGTAGCGTCATATTGTATGGCATTCTCCCTACTAGAGAAGTGGGGGTTACATGAGGAATTTGCGGAAGTTGTTTACGCAGAGTTCCGAGTAGAGAAAGAGAAGAAGAAAATCACATCGTTTGCTTATGCTATCTTAGATGTGATTGAATTTGTCCTATCAAAAGCAAAGATTTGCTATGATTCTGGATCTCTTGTTCCACTTTTCCATTCTAGTTCCACTTATTTGGACTGGTTCGCCAAGGTTGATGAAGTAAAACTCATGAGCCGTATGAAAATCGGTTCCGAATTGAGCGGTTTCAAAGATGCAGATTATTTCAAATTACTGGAAGAATGCATCAATAGAGGAGAAGCCTTGGTGAAGTTTGCTAAGACTAATAATGAACGAAAGATAATGTCAAATCTACTTTCAGATTTGAAGATCTTGCGTCATGATCAGATGATTGAGCAGAACGTGTCTAAGACGCGTGAAATGCCTTTCGCTGTTTTAGTCTTTGGAAATTCTTCTATTGGTAAGTCTACCATTACCGAAGTCTTAGGCAAACACTATGCCAGAGTCATGGGTCTCGACTATGATCCTTCGATCATATACTATAGATCCAGCTTTGATCAGTATATGAGTGGATACACCAGTGCAAAATGGATGATCGTTCTCGATGATTTGGCTTGTCTTGAACCATCCAAATGTACTAATGGCGATCTATCGATCATTGATGCCATTCAGCTTATCAACTGCGCACCTTATCTCTCGAATCAAGCCGAGCTTGAAAAGAAAGGTAAAGTACCAGTACTTGCTAAATTGGTTATTGCAAACACCAATGTTAAGAATCTATCGGTTTTTGATTATTTTGCTCATCCCTCAGCTGTTCAGCGTCGATTCAACTTTGTTGCCACACCATCTGTGAAAGAAGCCTTTCGGCAGACAGACACAAATGGTAGAAAAATTGACGCCTTGGATGGCGCTCTTGCCAAGGCTTGGCAAGATGCTCACCCACCAATAGATGGCAGCGAACAACTTCCAGATTTTTGGGATTTCGAAATCCTGGAATGGTTGCCAGCTCCAGTGGGAAATGGAAAACAACTCGCACTCGAACATTATCCATTTGGTGATAAGAAAATTGGGATGCGCGAAATGCTTGATTATTACGAAAATCGTATTCACAAGCATATTCGGGCCCAATTCACTATGACCAAGAATGTTGATGGTTTGCGTAAGGCTAAGGTTTGTGGTATCTGTCATACTGACCGCGGTTTTTGTGCTGATCGTGAAGAGCACAAAGTCCTAGATGGGGCTTTTTGTGCGGATTGCAATAAGCCAGATTGTATGTACTTTAATAGTTGTCGCAAATGTACACAGTGTCACACCCCCGTGGCAAAATGCGTATGTGGCACTCACAAACATGCAAGTTATACTTGGATGACAGTTCGCAAATTATTGCGCGATACTGGAGTAGTGTTTCTCCACCCTTGTGGTGGGAAGGCAACTTTGATCAAGAATCACGTATCATGCGATACATGTGATCTTAATAGCAAGATCGATCCTCTCATTTATGCCAGATTTCCTAAAGTAAATGAACCGTACCCTTATTTCCCATCGCAAGATAAAGATGATCTGTTATCTGATCGGTTCGATCTGGAGGTTGTCGCGCTTGCTGCAGCCGTAGTTCCACAACTGGTTGTTTCAAACCCTTTGATTGAGGTTCCGGAACCAGAAACAGTAAGTAAAGCACCAGTTCCGGTGTTCCAAAACAAACTAGAGTTGATGCACTGCACAACGTGTGGTTATTTAGATTGTTTGTGGTTTGGTAATATGGACCATGTGGTGGGTACTTGTAATACTTGCAAAAGATGCTTGTCAGATGAAGATGTGTTTGATGGGTGCACTTATTGTGCTGTTCATGCAGCACACGAAATGCAGTCAAATGATACACTTTGGTCGGTTATATATACTCTAGCGATGGCCTACATGGCTTATCAACTAGGAGTTAAACGATCAAATCCTACTATGCAAAATGATATAGCAGATCGCTTTACTTCCCTGGTTCCAACATATGAGCAGAGTGGTATTCTAGCTTCGGCGATGAACACCATTCGTAATATGTACATCACAGGAAGTGAAAGATTGGCATTGGCCACAACACAAGGAACAGAAATAATTGTGCACACTGCGGCTGGAGTTCGGAGAACTCTTACACGCGCACAACAATCTGTTGCTATCGCAGGTCATGGATATCATTTTTACACCCAATATTTGAGTGCTCGTAACGTTATGTGCGAGTTTGGTGATCGGATGCAAAATTTTGTGTCTAAAACCATGCTGGCAACGGTGTGTGGTGCAGTATTGGCAGGGGTTGCCTTAGCCAAACTAGCTACTCGAACCCATGAGGCTTTTGAGCTTCAGAGTAGCGTGAAAGCGGCAACTGAGACGATGGATCCATGGAAACGTGAGAAATATCAACTCAGTAAATTAGATGTCGGTGCATCTGTGAACGACATGCGTCAGTACACCCGAGAGCAATTTGGCTCAATGGTTATTGATAACACCGTTCATTTGGAAGTAATGGCTAATGGTATCAAGAATGAGACGAAGGCATTAGCATTTGCTGATCGCTATTATCTCGTCAATCTGCATGCCCTCCCCAAATTGGGGGATTTTAAGGTGAACATCTATCGTGAGACTCTCACGGATGGTGTGAATCAAAATTTGATGAACGTGGTGTTCACTCAATTACAGATTACTCGTCTTAAAGGTGATGTTGGAATTTTGTTTATTCCTCATCTTCCACCGAGACGCAATATTATTGAGCTATTTGGTGGTGAAAAATTTCAAGCTAATTGCAACGGATTTTACGCTGTCAGAGAACCTCTTGAAGTTAAGTTGTTGGACGTCAAAAATATCAATGGTATTACTTATCAGCATCCACAGGTCGATAACTATGAAAAATTTCATATGTACCGTAGCAATCTCTCAGTTGAGAGTTACAAAGGTTTATGTGGATCTGGTCTAGTCGCCCAAACTTACCTTGGAAATGTTATACTAGGAATTCATACCCTAGGAAAAGATTCTGATGTATTAGCTTCTCGTGTAACCTGTGAGACTTTGCGATCATTTATCCAAGATAAGAATCCAATTGACGTTGGATACCCTATCTTAAATTATAGTGGTAGCAATTATGAGTTACAGACCCTGCATGATTACAGTGTTCCAAACTATGTTGAGGAAGGTACTGCTAGCGTGTATGGGTCACTAAAAGGACATCGTAGTTCAGGGAAATCTATGGTTGAGAAGACCATCGTTGCCGATTACTTAATTGACAAAGAGGGTTTCAAACTTGAGCATGGGAAGCCTGTGATGAAAGGTTGGGCTCCCTGGCGCTTGGCTTTTCTGCCGATGAGCAATCCAAAGATTACACTACCATATGATTTAGCATCATCGTGTGTCAAAGATTATTTTGAGTGTGTTGGTTTGCGATGCAAAGAGCTTCACTTGCTTGAAAAATACTCAGAGGATATTTCCATCAATGGAGTAGAGGGTGTGAGAGGCGTCGATCGTATTGATATGACAACCTCCTCAGGCTTCCCTTTTAATAAAATGAAGAAATATTTCTTCGAATCCAATGGCGCAGGTTTTCGTAAATGGGTTCCAAAGGAAGAACTCAGAAAACTTATCGATGATTGTCATGACCGTTACAAGTCAGGTCAACGCTGCAATTTTGTTTTTATGGGAGCTTTGAAGGATGAACCTCGCTCATTTGAAAAGATCGCTGAAAATAATACTCGTGTTTTTATGGGTCAGAATGTTGCTCACTTAATCATTGGGCGGCAATATTTTGGCTCATTCATTCGAGTGATGCAACGCAATCGTTTGGATTTTGAGTGTGCTATCGGCACAAACACACATTCGCAGGATTGGGATGATATTGCTCATTTCATTTTCGATTTTGCGACTAATTATTTCGATGGGGATTATTCAAAGTATGATAAGGAGATGCTTGCGTTCATTATTATGCTAATCTTCGATGAAATTATTACTTTCATTTGCAAATTCTGCCGGGATTATTCGGAAACGGATAAGACTGTAATGCGCGGAATTGCATATGATATTGCCTACGCCTTCGTCAATTTTAACGGTGATTTGGTCAGTTTCTTACGAAACAATCCAAGTGGTCATTTTTTGACAGTCATCATCAACTCTATTTGTGGTAGTACTTATCTGAGAATTGGATTTGTGAAAGCAACAGGTCTTCCTGTAACACGTTTTCGGGACTTGGTGAGACCTATCACATATGGTGATGATGTAATTGTGTCAGTTAAAGATGAAATTAAAAATGAATTTAATTTTGCCACTTATCAAGCAGCATTGAAGGAGTTCAATATTAAATTCACACCAGCGAATAAGACTGGAGAAGTATATCAATTTCGTGAGTACTACGAACTTGATTTCCTTAAACGCTCATTTGTAGTGCATGAGGATCTTATCCGATATTGTGCGCCGTTGGCGAAAACAAGCATTTACAAATCTCTGGTTGTGGGTACACGATCGAAGAGTATCACAGCCGAGAAGCAAATTGTCCAAGTTTTGAGCAGTGCGCATCGTGAAATGTATATGCATGGGCGTAAGGAGTTTGATAAGTTCGTCGCATTAACGCAACGGATCATTCAGCATCACGAGCTTCAAATCTTTGTTGGACGTAATGACTTTCCGTCCTACGAACAACTAACACACCAATATGCTTCTGGAGCGTCATCAATGTGGCTATCTTCTGAACAAGAACTAGCTGATTATGAATTCCAAAGCAAATGTACAATAATCCCGGGAGAAGGAGACCGCTTCCGTAATAAAACCACAGGCTCATATCATGATAGTGACTGCACTCTTTCGAATAGCGAAGAGAAGAGTGAGAATGGATCATGGTATCTTACCCACCAGGGCGTTCCCCAAAGTGCTTATCTAGGCAAAGACAGGTTGGTATCTAAAATCGCGACCCTACGTGAAGGATTGGTCAAGAGATCACGTAGCATAAATAAGACCGCTCAAAATAATAATAATAATACAGATAATATGCAGGCTTCTGATGATATGCGCAAGGAGACGCGCGCACCCGATGCACCTGTACAATTTATGCAATCCACTGAAGTAACCACAGATACTGCTGTGAATTTCAGTGTTGAAAACCAGCAGCATTACTTTGATGAAACTTTAAACAATTTTTTAAAACGCCCTGTCAAATTGCGCAATTACACCATTTCTACATCGACAACCTCAACTTTATCTTTCG